GCGTAGACCTTGCTTATAGCCAACTGCTTCCGTCATGCTGCACCTTTTAACAGGCTATTGGCTGTCCGTTTTGCCGCTGCGATCTTGAGCGCGCTGGATTCGTTGCGCGGGGATGCTGAGCGCAACGCGTCAACCGCAACTGTCAATGCCAAGCGCACTTCGTTGATCTGCTCTGCGTGGCGGGCACGATCTGCCGCCATCTCAGCCGCGAGCCGGTCGGCTCGGGCCGCTTCGTCCGCGATCCGATCTCGCATCCGGTCCGCAATCCCCTGAAATTCCTCGAAAGGGTCGAGCATCAGTCTCGATTGTTTCGATACTTTCGATAAATTCAATTTGAGCACGAATCGCCTCTAAAGTTAGGTACGCCGTGTCACGCTCTGACAGTCTCAGCTGTATCCACTGCGCCGCTTTTCCGGCGCGGTGGTGGTGGCGGATAAACGACGCCTCGAATACGGTCATGCTGTTTTCCCGTGTTTTCGCTGCCATAGGCTCCACCCGGTGCGCCAATCTTGGGGCTGCGCCCGATCGTTAGGCTGGCCGCGTTCAGCCGCTGTGTAGCCAGCCATCAAAGGGAAAAAATCGACATCCGCTTTGCGCGCCTCGTACTCCACACGCTCACGATCAACCGCGCGTCGGATGAGCTCGCGGTCCCGAATGCTGTCGCGGCGGTCGCGCATGTAGTTGCGCATATAGGCGTTGCGGTTGGACATGGGGTCACTCCGCTGCCTGTGTTTCTTCGATGATCGCGCCGGTTTCCGGGTCGACCTCGACGCCGCAATCCTTCATCCGGTAGAAGTAGGCTTCATTTGCCAGCGTGGCCCATCGGCTCGGC